TTCTTTCTTTCTTATAACCCTTCCCACAAGCTGAGTGAGTAAAGGCTCATTATTTACAGGAGTTCCCAGTATTAAACAACTTAGTGTATCTACTGATATACCTTCAGAGAAAATAGCCTGGGTTCCGTACAATACGTTCTTATTGCCCGTAAGTATCTCCTCTACTAGCACCTCTCTCTGTTCATGAGATACTTCTCCTGTAACACATACCGCCCTATCTCCAGTAAGTTCTGCACAAGCTTTTAGAAAGGCTACTCGGTCACTTACTACTAAGACCTTATGCCCTTTTGCAGCGTAGGCTGCCGCTAGCATTGATACTGTATGACGGTATTCTTCATCGTTTGATAACTTAGTAACTCTATTTGCCCACGGTATCTTAGCTCCATCCATGAAACGAATCTCAGAATTAATTAAGTGTACACTAGGAGTCATGTAATTCTCCTTTGGTGGTTGGAACAGAGTATTACCAAAGTAATCTCTAAATACTACATGCTTTCCATCTTTTCTTTCTATTGTACCTGACAAGCCTATCTTGTAACGACAATGATTTGTATCAAGTATTTTAGAAAAGGTCGGACTACTAACATGATGCATTTCGTCTAGTATGATAGTGCCAAACTCTTTACGAATCTTTTCTAGATTTCGGTATAGAGTCTGTGTATTCCCTATCACGATAGGAGCATCAAGTTCAAAGCGCCCACTGCCTATGATGCCAGGTTCAAAACCATAGACTTTCTTTACTTCCTTTGCCCATTGATTACGCAGAGGGACGGTATGGGTAACAACAAGTGTTTTCTGACCTAACTTACCAGCTATTGCAAGACCTGTAAAAGTCTTACCCCAACTGACCCAAGCGTTAATTATAGCGTTGTCTTCGATCTCATCGTACACCTTCTTCTGACTATCACGGAGTTCAAACATAAACTCAGGAAAGTCCTCGGGCTTTTTTAAACGCTTATCAATTATATCGTAATTGGACGGTATCAAATCTATACGCCCTACAGGTAAGGAAATCAAACCTGTGCGAATAAGCCCCATGTTCTTAATCATTTGAGGTGGATCAAGTGGGTTGTGTGTAGGAATCGCATACGTTAGTTCTTTATCGATCTCACGTTGGAGTTCGGGAGTGCAATCCATATAGATTCTATTACTTATTACTGCTTTAGCCATATTATACTTTTCTTTTACTGTCTTTAAGTTTAGTTTCAGAGTATTCGTACAGCATCCATGGCAACCCTTCGAGGTGCAGTATCCCTGCCCAATCATATCCAGAACTGGGAGGGCGTGGGACTGTGAAGTATGTTCGATGTCCTTTTATACTAAGGAGAGACGCACTCTCTTTAGTTATAACTTTCTGTATCTTCAAGTATTTTAAATGTAAGAATCTAGTTTTTTCATATATAAAAGGTACTCCATTACTATCTATAAAATACTTAGTACTTTGTTTGAGTATTCCATTATGAGATGTTACTGCTTTCTTCAAAGGATATAAATCAGGGTGAGGTGTCTGTATTCTACGAATACCTAACGTAGCTCCTGGCTGATTCCTATCGTCTACACACTTACCTTCTAGAAATAATAGACCATCTACTCTCTCCCAGTTCTCTGTGTATATTAGATATACTGGGAATGAAAGTTTATGTAATGTTTTATACGTTATCACCATACATTTTCTCGAACTTACCACCTGAGTAGTCTTCGTGTATAATCTCAAAGTCACAACCTACTGGTACTCCTGAGATAGATACACCTCGATCTAATTGAACATATTTAGTAAGCTGTGCCATGTACTCATCAATTTCATCGTTCGGTACTTCTGCGAGAATGGAATCGTGTACTAGAGCAAAGATTCTAGCCTTTTTATTGTTGGCCTTAATCCAACTGCCCATATCTATTGCTCCTAAAAGATTAATATCAGAAGCAGCAGACTGCACCAAAAAGTTAAGACCAGACCTAATGCTATGGCTCTGGATGCCTTTGTCTGTCGATGCGACATTTGGTAATCTCCTCTTTCTACCGAAGTAGCTGTATATAAACCCATTCTGTCTAATGAATTTCTTGTTATCTTCAATCCACTCTTTTAACTTGTGGAACTCTTCAAAGTAGTCGTCAATAACCTCTTGAGCATCGTTCCTGCTAAAAGGTTTACCACTATCTTTTGTTACTTGTTCACTGATCTTATTAGCACCAGCACCATACATAATACCGAAGGTTACAGCTTTAGCTGCTTGTCTCTGCATACTATATAGACTTGCTACTTCACTAGCATCGCAGGGCAACTTAAATACTTTCTTAGCAATCTGTGAGTGGAAGTTACCACCCGCACGGAATACTTCCATCAATGCTACATCTTTTGCCAATACAGCTGCAACATAAACTTCTGCTGTTGTTAAATCCATTGCAACAATCTTGTGTCCTGGAGCCGCTTTAATACAGCCTTTAACTATAGGGTTGTCCCTAGGAAGCTGTTGCATATTAAGTTTACCAGAAGAGCTGAGCCGCCCACTAGTTGTGCTATGTAGGTTAAAGCCCGTGCGTAGTCTACTATCTTGATCCAACTGCGGTATGATCTTGTCCAAATAAGTATTCTTAATTTTAGATTTTTGTCTAATGGCAAGGATAAGTTGGGGGACGTCGGACTGTGTTGCCAGCTCCGCAAGAACTTCAGCGTCTGTTGAATTTGCTCCTGTGCCAGTCTTCTTTCCAGTAGGAGTGAGGCCGATAAAGTCAAACAAAAGACTACGAAGCTGAACAGTGCTATTAGGATTGAAATCTTTTCCATTTATTTTCTCAAATTTATCAATGGCAGGATGTTTATACAACTCAGCTACTGCTTCGTCTATTTGATCTTGCATCAATGCTTGCGACTTTACTAGTCTAGGTATGTCAAACGGTACACCATTGTCTTGAATGTCCGTAAGAAATCTACAACCTGGAATGAGAATGTTCTCGTATACCTTGGCTAATCGCTTATTCTGTTTAATTTTTACAAACTTCTCATATAACAGTAAGGTTACTACTGCGTCTATAGCGGCGTACTCTTTCATAATCTCAAAAGGAATCAAGTCCCAAGTGAAATCGTTTTTAAGTATACCGTGTTCTTTGCGGTACTTGTCCATCCAATCGTACATACCTTTCTCATAATCACCATAGATTGTATACTTCATAGCTAACTGTTTCAGGCCATGAGTTCCAGGATTCTCATCAATGAGATAGTGTAGTAGCATCGTATCCTCAAAGCGAGGAAACTTAAAGTTGAAGTGGTATTCAAAGAAAGCCAAGTCAAACTTTGCATTGTGAAAGATAACTATCTTTTCGTTAAACAACTGTTGCAGTAACTCTTCCGTAGTTTCATCAAAGCACTCAGTGTCTATATATGCACCGTAGTCTGCTTGATAACTAAGAGAGCACCCTATCATATACCCATCTCTAGGATATAATCCTGAGGTTTCTGAGTCTAGTCCAATATAAGGTAAGGGAGCTGCTATAGCTGCACGAATATAATCGTTAGCTGTTTGGGTATCCTGAATGCCTAAGGCTTGTTCAGGGCGTATGGAGGTGTCTTGTTTATTTTCAGTTATGTACTCTAGTATAGATTTCTTACTATCATCCCATGTACGCTGTGCTTCTGGTTTGAATGCAAGCATTGCAGGGTTAATGATAGGTAGAAATTTCTCTTCTACTAGCTTACCTGAGTATTCTGTGACTGAGTTGATCTTCGTGAAATACTTCAACGCATCACTACCTACTAGAATAACCCAGTCGTATTCGTCTGTATTGATCTCAATGTCACAGTCTCGTTTTAATACTTTTTTTATGGTGGAGTCAGAGCATAGCTGATATTGATCAAAGCTAAACTCATCATCAAATTCTTTCTTAAAATTTGTTCTACTTGGTTTCGTCTCTACGAGGGCTACCTTAGCCATATAATTTACTCTTTAGTTTTTGAACTGTTTGTAGTGGTAGTGCCCCAGGATCCTTATTGGTGAGGCATATGTTTCGATGTGGTAAGCCTATTAGCTCGCACATCTCTTGTACTCGTTCTGATGCGTGCTGTCCTGCATCATCTCCGTCAAAGAATATATCTATACCATCAACGCCTTGTATAGATAACATTCGCAACTTATCTTCATTAATATTCTTTGTGCCAAACGTGCAAATTGCATTCGTTAAGCCTTTGTCCTGTAGGTTAAGCATATCATATATACCTTCTACTAGTATAATCTTACCTTGTATCGGTACTACTATAGGGAATAGAGGCATCTTCGCACCCGCAGGCGAGATCATATACTTAGGCGTTCCGCCTGTAGTATGACGACCATTGAACGCTACTATGCGTCCTGATATATCTCTTATAGGAAAGTTTATACGCCCTATAAAGTCTGACTCTGACGATTGAAATGCTTCAAACTTTTTGTACGTTTCTGGTTTAATACCTCTCCAGTTACCTACATATGCCATAACATTCTTGGGAAAAGACAAACCAATACTTTCAGACCTCTTCTCTTTAATTTTACGTTTAAGTAGTTCTCGTCTTAGCTGTAATTGATTTGCCTTTTCCCCAAAATGCGTAAACACGTTACCTTTGTACTCACAGGAAAAGCACTGATATATACCTGTGATGTTGTCAATCCTCATACTAGGATTTCTATCAGGATGCTCTGGATTTAGACAGCTTACTAGAAAGTCAGCACCTTTAGGTATGAAATATATGTCTCTCTGCTTTAGTAATTCTTCTACTGTCACCTACCAATATCCTTTATGTTTTCTGCACTGATTACTTGGTACGCACCTTTGTTATAAGCAGGTGCTATTGTATGTCTTGACTCTTTAATAAGAGCTGATCTATCTACTGCACTACAATCTGAAAATACGTCAGAAACAGACCTGTACTGCTTAGTCTCTCTACGGTAAGTATCGTCAGCCGGTAGTTCTTTGAACTTAGGTACATAACGACCTGTCTTAGCTTTTAAAGGCTTTCGTTTACGTCCTGAATAGTCGTGTCTTAAACTGCCAAATGTAAGTGCCATACTTTTTCCTTCTTCAAATGAAAAACTATTATACTAAAATTTAGGTAATTTGTCAAGAACTATTTTTAAATATCATTTATATCTTCACCGGTTTTATGGGTGGAGTCGTCTTTTTCTTGGGGAGTTAGCGCAGTCTCGGGACCGATTTTTAACGTCTCCCAGTCTACTGTTGATGTGAAAGACCGCATTGAAGCTCGTCGCATCTTTACCAATTGAAGGTCATGCATCCGTCTTCGTGATCCCACGTTTCTAGTGCATATGCTGCATCTGCCGCGTCAAGAATACCTTTAGCAAAGCGTGCTTCACCAGTAGCGTCTGTTTGATACGGAGTAATTACTGTACATTCGTACTCTTGTGCCATAGATTTCAATGCTTTACTTACTTCTATCTGCTCAGTCCAGTCATACTGCCGACCAGGAAGAGAAGACCGTTTTACTTGATTGATATAGTCCACAATGATAACGCCAACATTCAGTGGCCGAACTTTCTTATCCAGTTCAGCACGAATCTTAGCGAGGGTGAGAGAAGGTTCATATATAACATCCAACTGTTGAGTCGGGAGGAGCTCTCCAGTCTTCAGCATGGCATGAAACTTGTCAAAATCACGATGTTCTTTGTACTCTTTCAAACGGTCTTGTCCAGCCGTGAAGCGATTTGACCACCACCCAGCAACCTTCTCCCACTCAGTGACACTAAGATTCTTAGTACGCATTCGTGAGAAAGGGATTTCTGTAGCGATAGCACAACATCTTTGCAGGATATCTCGGCTATCCATCTCAATAGTGAAATACATAGCCGATTTACCGGAAGCAACAACATTGTTTGCAATGTTAGCACATATAACAGACTTACCCGCCCCTCTTTTACCACCTAGCATGACCAAATCTCGGGGAGAGAATTGAATATCTACGTCGTATTCCTCATTGAGTCCAAGGGGTATGTACTTGGCTAAGTCTTCTTCTGGTTCAAACAGGTCAATACGTTGCATACTTTCCTGTGGGTCTTCGAGATCTACCTTATCTTCAATGTCTAGGACAATTTGATGTAGGTGGTCAACTGACTCTTGAGCATTCTCGAAAGAAATAGAGTTTTCGACATAATCTTCTAGTGAATCCAGAATCTCCTTTTGTGTGTATTCGTTCTTCAAGTACTGGAGAAGCATATCTGGGTCTGAATCAACCTCTAAGGCTTCAACAGCATATAACTTTTCCCGCGTACTTGAGTCCCGAATCTCTAACTTTAAATCATCAATCGAGGGTAATCTATGAAATTCTTCGCAGTGCTTCGCAATAACATTGTGAAGACTGTGATACTCGCTAGAGAAATAATGCTTGTGCGTAACGCTCCAGGTTTCGAAGTCCCGTAGTGTTAACACTTGCTTTATAAGAGCACTAGCAATGTTCAATGAAATTCTCCCGATTCATTTGATTTAAAGGTAAAGCAGACCCCGAAGAGCCTGCTTTGGATAACTACTAGGTAGTTGATTAGCTAGAGGCTTTAGCACTCTTCGCTGCGCCATCATAGTCAGAGGCTGTAAGGCCACGACGAGTTAGCATAGTTTTGACACCACGAGCAGTCTTGCCAATCGACTCAGCGATTGCGTCAACTGTCATTCCACCGATGTCTTCGATACTAGCCAATGGATCTTCCTTAGAAGCGCCTTTAGTAGTTTCTTGACGAGGGATAGCGTCGATGTCGCCAGAACGTAATAGGCTAAGGGCTTTACCGCGAATAGAATTCACAGTACGACCTAACTCAGCTGCAATAGCTTCAACGAAAGCACCGTCTTGTACCATAGATACAAAAGTTACTTCTTCAGCAGGAGAGTACGTGCGTACAGCTTCTACTTTAGGAGCAGGTTTAACGTGTGAAGTTAGTTCCATAGACAAAATCTTGCCTTGAATTGACTTAGCAGAAAAGTGACCATCTTCGAAATGACCTGCAATTTCAGCATAAGTGTAATCCCCGCTATTGCCAGAGACAAAAGCAGCAAGAGTAGCTTCTTGGCCGTCAGTGAAAGCACGAACAGCACCGGCAGAAGCCAATTCTACATCAAAGCCCATCTTACGCAACTTGCTTGAGATGGATCGAGTAGAGGTTTCAAGGTCAGTAGCTGCTTCCGCAACAGTGCCTTGAGAAACGGGGCTTTCGCCACCGACAAATTCAGTTAATTGAGCAGTACGCTCTTCAGTCCATTTTGGTAAGGACATAGTTTTATTCTCCAGTTAATTCTAAAAGGTTAGTTATGATTTGAACGCCAGAAGCTCTGGCTTTTTTAGTTTTAGCAGACTCTATTCCGCTTTCGTTTACCAGGATTGTGACATCCTTCGTTAAGCTAGGCTTAACAGCATACCCTAGTCCTAAAAGAACCGTATGAGCCTCGGCTTTGCTTTTATAAGAAGTAAGTTTACCACTTATGCAAACAACTCCGTGGGTTAGGGTTGTTGTTTGAGGTTTCTCAAACTTGAAACTAAACGGTAACATACTCAGGTGATAGAACTCTTCTTCCAGCC